TTGTGCATAGGTTACTTTACGTCGGTTGTACAGAATGATCCCGCACACCTCGTTCGGCGGTTCAGCCATAAGCGTGAACGCATCGGTATCGGTCAAATACGGGCTGACTACCAATTTAAGGTTTCTATCTTTAATGGTATTCACCGCGTTATTCGGCGATTCCGGGTCATACGCAGAGTTTAACAACTCTTTAGCTTTCCACGCGTTATTCGGATGCACGACCAACTTTGTTGCTTTGATGATTTGCTGTCTACCTTCTTCTGAGGTGGTAGTCTCAAAATTGTCGATAGCGGTCTGAAGCGCGGTAGCACTTAAATCCGCTGACGGTGACAACAGGTTAGACCACGTCCCACCGACGATTTTGGTATGGCTTCCTGAGAACAAAGCCAGTCCATCAGCGCCAGTATGGTTTGTGGTTGCAGTACCGTTATTGATCATATCCCAGACCAGTAACGCAAAGGTTTCGTCGGCAGACGCGCCGAGTTCACCTGTTAACGACTTCATATCAGTAGGGATATCAGGATAAAGAGCGTCCTCGATAAGTTCCTCGCTGATTTTGATACCCAAACCGAAGGTCTTGTGGATCCATCGTTTGGTCGGGCCTTGTACCATATCATCATAAGTGATAGGGGTACCCTCTGGTTTATGCGCAAAAACGCCTAACCCAGCGCCATATGCGGCTTCCTCGAACGCGTGTTTCGATGGTTTGACAGAACAGATCGCTCGCCAATCAGACTCGGCAGCTTTCTTTCTATACCCACCAATGATAAACGCAAACAGTCCGGGGACAACCGCCTTATTGAACGTTGCTCTATTCATCGTTGTTCTCCTTAGACGGTTGTACCGGTTCCAGCACCCGGTGTAGGACAGCTGAATCTGTGCATATAGATTCTGCAACGCCACATACAGTATGCTCCGAACGCGTTATCGAGTTTATCGATTTTATCGATCAGACGTAACTGCTGGTTTGATCCTGCTGCGATCAAACTCGTCGGGTCGACGTTAGCCATTGAAACTCCGCTACGGGTATTCCCGGTCGTGGTACTATAAAAATTAATACCAGCGTGCCGAGCCGTTGCGGTTAATGCTGTGCCTGTTCCTGCTTCTGCGACAAGAAACTCCTGGTCTGGATCATCAGCGACAATGACGTTCATGTACCCGTCAGAATCGACTTCACCAGCTACAGGGTTTGTGGGGATATATCCGGCCGCTTTATCGATAGGCCCAAAAAATCCGTTGAGCATACCAATAACCGATCCGACTATCCTATTGCCACTACCAGCGGTCGCGAGTTCTACGTACCCCGTTGCGTTTTGATCAACGGGCGAAAACATATAAATCGCTGCTCCGGTAACTGCTTTATAAACAGAAGCACGAACAGCACCGTACGGTTCTGATATGGGTCTTAACCCACACGGTCTATTTTCGTTTGCCATTCTGGTTACTCCTTAGTTGTACTATTGTTTATTTATTCTTCTTTTTCTTTGCTTATATCTGGTTGGTAAAAACCTGATTTCCCTTTGGGTAACGGTTGTTTCCCTTTATCCAAATGCGATTTAACCAAATCACGCGACTTCATTCCGGGTCGTTTGCTCAACCCTTCGGCTACGTGGATTCCCATAATAGCGAGTATCGCATCTCCGCGTTCAACTGCCCCGCTGGTAGAAAACAGATACTTTTTATTTTTGGAAAGTTCCGGGAACAAAACTCTGTTGACGATAACCCACCCTTTATTGATTGCCTCATCGATCGAGCGTTTCCGTTTGAATATCCAGCGAAACGCAAACCTTGATGCGTACGGCTCAAACTCTCGAGGGAGTGTCAACCGGTGTTCACCGGGTTTATACTCCCTTTCTTGGACCGCAAACACTTCGTCTAACGTTTTCGGCTGAGATTTCACACGGTCTTGGATATACGCGTCATCTTGTGAAAGCATTGTCAATACAGGTGGTTCTTGGGTGTCAGGCACTACTGGTTTCTCCGGCTGGGCCGGGCTAATTTTTTCTACACTCATGGGACTATGCCTACCTTTCCTTCTCCTCTGGATACAAACCCGAGGGATTTAGCGTAATCTTCATACGGAATACCGTTATCGTCGCAAAACGATTTCTGTTCTCCTGTGAGGGTAACTTTACTAACCGGGGCAGGCGGCCTGGACGGTGGCAAATTCGCATTTCCCACAGGTACCCCAGGTTTTAAAGGTACTGGCGGCTGGCCAGGTGCCTTTACTGCATGCCCTAAGTTCATACGTTCTTCCATCTTGTACATAGCAAGAAGCGGGCCATCAGGTGATAGCCTCCATCTTGGGTTTTCAGCGAGGATCGTATCAAATACAATCCGTTTCTCTGAAGACGGGTCTTCGAGTTCAGGGTGACGGTCAGATACATCAACAATATTCTTCTGCTGGGTTATTTTAGTTTCCTCCGCTTGCCTTGCAACCGCGATCTCTTGTCTCTGCGTATCGGTCGCTTTTGCAATTGTGCGGGTTATCATCAACTTGACCCCGTCTTTCCATTTCCCCTCTTTGACCAACTTATCTACATCGTCCTCTGCCGCTCCTTCTTCTTTTCTTCCGAACAACCCTTCTTCACGTTCCTTCCGCAACTGTTCGATAGTTTTCGTTGTTTCGTTGAGTTGCCTCGAAACTTCTTCAAACGACCGGCGCATATTGTTTATGATCCGGTCCTGCGCGAACACCTTGTTCTTCAACGATACCGGGTCGACTACAGGTACCGGCGGTGTTGCAGCAGGCGGTTCTCCTGGCGGGGGTTCTTCTACTGTTGATTCTACCACTACCTCAATTCCCCCATCATCTACTGTAGGCGGTGGCGTTCCTGGCTCTACCGTTGCTTCCGGATTACCGATTACCGGATCATCAACTTCGTTGCCGAGTGCATCTTTCATATTTACTTCCTTTCCTTCTCAGGCTAATAGCCTGGTTTTATCTCCTCGTTATTCGAGGGACTTATCCTTTTTATTTCTTCCTGCGGTTCAGTTCCCGCGACAGTTAACCCATCAATAAACCCTTGTTGGTATGCTGCCAACTTTTCACACGGCTGCGGGTTGCGGAGCGTTATTTCCTGCTCCACTCTCTTTTGTTTTCGCAACCTGTCCAAAAGGCCCAGGTATACGATTTGCCATCCCTGGCTGTTGACCAGTTGACGGATTAGTTCCAAGGTTTCCTGCTGACTGGCCACCATTGCCTCCTTTTGTTTGTTGCATCATAGTCATCATCTGTTTCATAAACTGCATATGTTCCTGGATATGCTGTTGAACGTACTCTATAACCATCTGTTGTTCTTCAGGGACCATCATCCCAAGTGTCGGCGACTGGAGCAACTGTCCATGGATCTGCATATGCCACAAATGGTTTTCCGTGAAAAGAGCCTTTACACTCTGGAACTGGCCAGACACGATCAACTTATTCTCATCTTCGGGGGTGTCCACATCTTTTTGTTCAGGTGCCGGCCCTAAATGTTCAACAGGGTCTTGCCGATACGCCCGGAGCAAGAACGCTGTTTCGTTATATATTTTAACCGGGTCAGTAGCGACAATAGGGTTCTGCATAAGGATCTGGTACAACATCTGCGCTAACTCTTGTTCTGCCTGCATTGACCCCATAGCAGCATCTTCGAGGAGGTACGCATCGATCTCAGAACACAACCCTGTTTTTACAACTTCGTTCTGCCCGAACATTGGTGTCCCATCGTCACCGATAACCCTGGATTCTAACCCGAGAGGCAAATTCTTCATAAGTATATCAAGGACTGACGTGAGCACGCGGGCAGCACCTTCGCGCAACCGGTGCGCGGGCATCCCATGCCGTTGATCAGACGCGCCCATGATCGCTTGTGTCCGTGTAGCTGTCCCTGACCCGCCAACGATTTCCGACTCTTTACCCATGACATACGCAGATGCGGCAGTAAGCCGTTCGATAAACTCGAGTACTGTGCGTAACGCCATGATAAGTTTTTCTGTGGGGATATTAAAGTCCGGGAAATACACATTTTTCTGGGGGTCGTGTACGGGTACACCTTTATTCGGGGCGAGGGTAATCGTTTGCGGCTGAAGGTTCCCCATGGGGTCATAGAAGAACGGTTTGATAACACTAACCGTGTTCCCATCAGTCAACTGGTTGAATATAGCATCGATTTCATCAGCCAGCGATTTAACCATTTCGATATACCCAAACCCTTCAAGGTCATCAGGTCGGTCGATCAAATCGTTTACTTTGGTGAAATCTAACGGCCGGCGGTTACGTTGAGATATGTCGCGTACCATTACTGCCCCGAGGTACGTCCGGGTTAACGGGTCGACAAGGATGCGGCAATCTTCAGCGTACCCATCGCGATCAAAATCTATCCTGCGGTACTCTTTTATTATTGTTATGGGGAGCGCGCGTAACCTGACTTCTTTTATGATATCGGCATTTTCGCCAGTAGCGTTTGATACAAGTGTTTCGATTCGGTCTTTATACTCTTTGAACAAGTACCGCGAATTCTCGAATACCGGTTTAGTGACGTTACAGACTTTCCCTTCTCGTTCCATCTGCTCGAGTTCAGCATACGTCCACTCGCATTTGATACACACG